CACGCACATTGTAATACTGCCAAGGCAGCACGATGTTGTGGCTCTTGTAGGCATGCTCCAGGATGTTCATGTCAAAAGTGGGACCATTGGCCCAGGTGCGGCGACAGTGCCAGGTCAAGCGATGCAGTTCTTCCAGGGCCTGCTTCAACGGTATCCTATTCTCAGGGCCGAATGCTTCTTCCTGTGCTGCCCTGGGCTGAGTGGCCCACCAGGCTATGGTACCATCGCTGATGTTGCGATCAGGTTGGCTGTCAGGATCCACCCTGGCATAGTACCAGCGATCGCTGTATTCCGCAGTGCGTTGGAGAGGATCGAAGGTCTGGGCAGCAATGGTGAGAACACAGGCATCCACGCCAGTGCCACAGGTTTCGATGTCGATCATGATATCCATGCCACAAGTATAGCACAGAATTTTGGGCGATTCAAACCTGGAAGATATCCTCGCCCATGACTTCGATTAACCACTGGCGACCACCTTCCCAACTCCAATGAAAACCGTCGGGATACATCATGCCATTGGACTGGGCCCATTCATAGGCCGTGCGTGGATCTATTTTGGTCCAATCTACCATGTGCATAAGCGGACTGGATTCGTCCAACTGTCCGCATCCGGGTTCAATTGTGGGATCATCATAGCTCCTGCGAGGATCATACATCCAGCCCATACGATAGTCTATACCTTGTTTTTCCAGTACACCTTGCAACATGATCACATTCGCAAGTGTCAGATCTGTCAGGAACCTCCGGGATGCACCCAACCACTGAGTTCGAAACATATCGCGCAGCACCTTGGGCATCTTGGGATTGAGCGGTCCAAAGTATCCACCACAATGATACCAAACAGTTTCACCTAGATTGGTGAAGTAACCGTATTCATATTCCTCGGTATTAAAGTGCGGCATGGTTTTGTGCCACTCTTGACTTACCGGTAGATCCAGCCGGTTGACGCCGCTCCAGACCACGATCACACGATCATATTTTTGTTTACTCATAAGGTGCACTACTCGCTGGGCGATAGCAGCATTACCGGATCCAGCAGTGCCCCAGATATCATAGCGATTTGTGTTGATATGGCTGAAAAATCTTGGCCAAATAAATGTATTGCCACGATTGACTGGCTCATGCAGGCTAAGCATATTGACAAAACTGCAACCAACTATGAGTACACGCATCAACCAATCACAAAGGTCAAGGGCTGTGAACCATCCACATACAGTTTGAGATCTTCGATGCCCTTGTCCATCATGGCCTGCCCTTCACTTTTCATCTGGGCACCGTTCAAACTGGCACCGCCCTGTGGTCCGGCTATGGTCTGGAACTTTTCACGGGCTTCGCCGATGATGTATTTGGCAGCACCCACCATGTAGTCGCGGAACCACTGCGATATCTGGAAATCGCTGAGCAGGGTGATTTCCGGACGGAGATTGTAGGTCCATAGGAGAACGGTTTCACCGTTGCCTCTAGGATCACGTATGAGTTGCAGGCGTTTGGTCACAGGATTCCAGGTATAGTTGATGTAGCCACCAAACATCCTTGCGGCCAGTTCCACATACTGCTGGTAAAAATCATAAGTGGCCAAACCGCCCTGGGCTTGATTGAAGTTTAGGAGATACACGTTCAGCGTAGCTGCACCAAAGGGATCAAAACTATAGCCACCTGATCCAGTGATACCAATGGTACGCCGGAAGATCTGCCGCACCTGGATCACTTCCTGAGGCAGAAAATATTCGTTTACATTGTCCAACAGTTGCATGAAACTGTAGGATTCTTCATAGGCGTTCTGGGCCCGCTGGCGATAAGTGCCCAGGGTTTTTTGGTAAGCGGCTTCGTAGTGGCCGGGGTCCAGTTCGATGTCGATGATCTGGTCAGCCAGTTGCAGTTGTACATACTCGATCAACTGCTTTTTCAGCGGATCTAGAGAATCGTTGAGTGGGTTTTGACCATTGGCCATGTCTGGGCTCCTTGCCCAGATATTTAGCGGATCTATCCTATTAGAAAGTGTTCTCTCACACGATTTGCAGTTTTTCCATTGCCGTGATCAGTGAGGTGATTGATGTTGCCAGGATGCTGCTGCCAGATATAATGAAGATTATCTAGTCCTTCCAAACAAATATCAAAAAAAGTTATATGGTGTACGTTTAAGTGTGCTGTTTTACGTATCCAATTTTCCAACAACAAACTATGCATAAATTGGGCTTGATCTAGATCAAATACATTTTCGAACCACCAGATCACATGATCAGCTGGTGTAATTCCTTGACGCGATTTTATATCTTGATAGATAAGATCTGAATTCTTATGAGCACCTGTGCTGTCATGGAAAAAATTTTCTGCACAGTAAAGTCTATTGGCACTGGTATGACATACGACTGCATGATCCCAATGTTGTGTGCTGTGTTGTTGCCACTGTTGCCAGATACGGTATTCGCTCGACCCCGCCTGGGCATAATTAAATACTTCGTGTTCAGACGCCAGCATCTCACACCAAGACCCTGCATTAGAACAAGCAAAACTATCACCAAAAATTATGATTCTTGCCACATTATATCCATTGATTTGATTTTTGGCAACATCTTCTGGCGTCCGTCTTTAAGATCGCAGATCGCTGCAATTCTAGGTCTCACCAATGAGTGATAAAATTGCCAGTGGCTTGAACTGGGCGGGTGTCCTTTGAATCTGGTATTAGCCCATGCTAAATCATTATTCCAGCAAAACCCAATCAAACTTTCTTTGTCAATTCTAAGATCTGACGCTTGAAGTTGATAGGTCCAGATCTTGGCCAGATCGCTTGAAAGCAAATTGCGTGGGTTGGGTAACTGACCGGTTACAGCAAAATTAATATCTTGCTCGGTGTAATTCCAAATATCGCTATCATAAAAGATTTCTAGATGACTGTTGTATTTGGAGCATATCATCCGGGCCAGCATTATCATCTGTATGGTTCTATAGCAAAAGTAATCCGCCTCATAATATAGTTCTTGATAGGTCTTTTTATAGTCCGGAAACCAGCTGCCAGTGCACCAAAAACCCGATCTTGGACCTATGGCAATAGGCGGATGTTTTTGATTTTTGAGAGCATCAAAACGTTGATCCTGCACGAAAACATCCCATTTGTCGATATTGGTCAACATCAACACTACCAACGAATCAGAGCCTAATTGATCTTGATTTCTGATCAACGAATTGATTATAAATTCATTTCCTACACCCTTATGGCTGAGATTGATCGTGGTCAATGATGACTCAAACTCAAGAAAATCAGCCCAGGTCAACCATGGACTGGCAGTAATACTAGCTCCACCTATCAACAGTTTTTTAAACATCAGGTAGAAGTTCGTGCAAATTTATCAAGATTGGCATCATTGATATCGATAATTTGGCGTTGGAAATTCAATGATCTCACATGATGAAAATTAAATTCGCAATTGGATCTGATAGAAGAGATCAAATCTTGTTCATTTTGAGCTAGTATCCATTCTATCATGTCTATGACCTTATTTAATCTCGACAAATCACCCGTTTCTAGATCAAAATCCATTGGCCACGGCCAATCCATTCTAAACCCCATAGATTGCAGATGTGCATAGGTACCAGGCTGACCGTTGGGTAGAATTGCCAGCCCTGCTACCAATGCTAGCCAAGTTTTTTCTGACAAATATGGACCGGGGGCCGTGGGTATGCCTATGTCTCCTAGATCTGATCTGCAATATGTCTCATTGGTGACATTGATCCAAGCTTCGGCTCCAGGCCAATCAAAATTCCAGCGATCCCATGGCCAAAGATTTTTCAAGTTTTTTTTTGAATCAATGCTCACACTCGTATTAAACAAATTTTGGTCAAGACACGTCAGTCTAAGATCTTCCAAGCGTTCTATTGGCAATTTTACATTAAGTATGCCTAGGCTCGGACATAGATAATCTGCTGTGGTATTCCAACTCATAAGAATCCTAGGATCATTCTGTAGGTATTTTGAAATGAAAGCAAAAATCAATGAGCGATAGAAATTGGGTTTACCGCATAGGCAGGAAATCAATTTACTGCGAACATCACGGAATTGGTTATCTGCGTTCCATATACTCAACATGGTTGGTAACACTAAATGCCAACAGTGGTACTTTAATATTCTTATATTGTCTCGCAAAAAACATGGTTCAAATTCACCAATAACGATTATGTGTTGATTGGGGTGTGAGTCAGCAAAAGAAAGCAACCAATCATAGGGCCATGGTTCTAGATGCCAAGAAAAAATATAGAGATCTCTATCATCTGGAATGGTAACTGACTGATCGGGCCAGTTGAAATTCAAACATACCCAAGTTTTGCCGTCAAACAAATCAAACAACCAATCTCCATAGAGCAGTTGATTGTTATACGATAGAGTGCTGTCGCGATCGCTGATAATATCTCTCGTCGGCAGAATCCAAGGATGATGTTCCAACATTATCTTATTTTGAGTAGTATCAAGTTCTCCGAGCCGCGACCGTTGAACTTGATTTCTGTGGCCTTGATGTCTTTAAAATACTTACGATGCTGGGCTACACCGCCCTGGAGTAATGCCTTTATCTGCTCTGCAGGTTTCCTCAGGGTCTTCTGCACAGAGTTGGTGGGATCAAATCCAATGAGACTGCTGCCTTTCACCGTGAACGATCCTGCGTGTGTGTCGGCTACCACGTAGATCAATTTACGCTTCTTGGTTTCGTACAGCCAGGCTTCCTGGGCATTGACCAAGCGTGTGACAGGCTCGCTCTCGAGCTTGAGTTCTGCGAACTCTCGGAGATACTTGAAACGTGCCGTGAGTTTTTCCGCACTCACCGGCTTTTTCTTGCGAGGCTTGCGTTCCACTTTCTTGATCTGCACGTATGATCCGCAGTCAGCGATGACCTGTTCCGCAAACTTCACTAGATTCTTGACCTGTAATCGGCCAAACTGGCCATAGCCTTCCACCAACTGTGCATCCTTGCCGCGGATCACTTCTTCCAGTTCTGCCAGCCTGGCCTTCCAGTGCTGGGCTATTTCTCCCACCATCTGTGGTGCCACGTTCATGCCTCGCAGTACCAGCAAAGGTTTGAAGTCCGCTGACATCTTGGCTCCGGCCACGATCATGTCATCGTACATGCCTTCGATCTCGCCCGCGGCTTCCACCATCTTGTCACGCAGTCGATCCTGGATGTTGGGACGAACCACAGCATCGGGTTCAGCGGTCTTGACCACTTCTCTGATGGCTCTAACAGTACGCAGATGCTCGGTGATGGCCGTGTCCACTGCCAGGAGTTCATGTTCGTTGAGATCCAGGCCCATGGTGTTCATGCGGCACAACCATCCGGTCTGATTGCGTATAGTAGACTCTGGCACGCGGACAAAGTCCCGGGCATCTCGCTGGCGATCGTTGCGGATCAACCAGTCTATGATAAGTTCTTTCACGGTCTTTTTGTCATAGTGATAGTTGTACCAGGTAAACGCCGCGATCAAGGCTGAGGCACGAGATTCACTTTCAGGTTGCAGACGCCATTCGGGTTCGCCACCGGTGTATTTGGTGTCTGCTGATTTGGGATTCAGTGGTCTGGGTGCTTTGAGTGCCACAGCGTTCATTTGATCTCCTTGTCCATTAGTTTAGCCAACAAAATGTGTCCTTCGAAATTCTTCATGGCTTCTTCGGCCTGTGTCAACAGTTCATCAAATCGGGGCGAACCTTGTCCGCGACGTCTGCAGTTCACCCATTCAGCGTCTGCCAGCCTGAGTTTATCATACACGGCCCTGTGCATTCGCCAGAGATCTTTGATGCCAAAACTCATGTTCAGCGTGTTTTTGTGGGCACGATCCAAGCGATCCTGCAAGAGTTGCCAATCTCCTAAGTCCATACAGTATTTTAGCAGGATCTGCTTTTTGGGTCAACCAGCCCATAAATACAGCACTATGCCCAGATTATCCATGTGGCGTCCTAACAAGACGAACGATTACCGATTTTTCGACCGAACCATTTCCGAAATGTACACCGTGGGCGGCGTGGATGTGTATCTGCACAAGTATCTTGGGCCAAAAACCGGCGAAGGCGATTCAGTAGACTCCGGCAACTATGATGCCACACAACCCAACTACACTGTCACAGATCCCTTGTTCATACAGGATCTATTCCTGTTGGAAAATCGCGATCGTGCCTATGACCCTGATGTGTACCGCATGCGTGGTGTGTTTAACATACAAGACATCGACTTTGATCTCACGCAGTTTGGCCTGTTCTTGAACAACGACACCCTGTTCATCACCTTCCACTACAACGACATGATCGACACCATCCAACGCAAGATCATGAGCGGTGATGTGTTGGAGGTGCCCAACCTCAAGGATCCCAATCCATTAAACGCTGCCATTCCCAAGGCCCTGCCCAAGTATTACGTGGTACAGGATGCGGCCTATGCTTCAGAGGGATTCGCCAGAGAATGGCTGCCGCACACCTGGCGTGTGAAGGCCACGCCCATGGTCAATGCCCAGGAATACCAAGAGATCATCAACAAGCCTTTCGTGTCGGAAAACATCTGGGATCCCGGCAACTTCTATCCTGCTGGCACCATAGTCAATGCCGGTGATGTGTACTATCGTGCCCGTATTGACACTCCGGTGGGCACTGAAATCACCAACACCACTTACTGGGAACCTTACACTCCAGAAACCATCGCGGATGCGGCTAGCACACGCAACAAAGATCTCGAAATCAATGATGCCATACTCACACAGGCCGGCATTGATGTGCCGCTGAGTGGCTATGACACAGTAAAGTTCTACATCTTCCCCACCAATCCCGATGGCACACCGGCCGATCCTGCGTCAGTGACCATAGACTCTACAAACATTGACGTAGACTCAACCAATGTCAACGTGGCCGACGCGGCACAGACTCCTAGAGCCGATGGTTATACCCTGGGCTATTTGACCGGTGATGGTATCGCACCCAATGGTCTGCCTGTGACCCCAGGCATAGCATTTCCTTCTAATCCACAGGAAGGACAATACGCATTGAGACTGGACTACTTCCCCAATCGACTGTTCCGCTACAATGGCCGTGCCTGGATCAAGATCGAAGATTCCGTACGCACCGATCTTGCCAATGGTCCGGGCAACAACACACTGA